GCCGGAATCCTGAACATTGACTCCACCGGTGACATGATCCTTCCGGGCGCGTTCACGTCTGACATTCCTCGCTTCCTGTCCGATGGTGTTGTCTGCTGGCAGCACGACTGGATGACCCCCATCGGCGTGCCTATCGAGGCCAAAGAGGATGGCTATGGGCTGCTGACCCGCTCGAGGATCAGCCGCACGGCAAAGGGTATGGATGCCATGACCTTGATCCGCGATGGCGTGGTCAAGCGTCTGTCGATCGGATATCAGGTGCTTGATTATGACGTTGTAGACCGTGCTGGGCTGGCCAACACCATCGCCGCTTATGGCTTGCCAGTCGACAAGCAAATGCAGATCCTCGCCAAGTTTGATGACGATGGGCGGGACGTTGTTTACCTGCTCAAGAAGTTGAAGCTGTATGAATATTCCCCGGTCACCGTACCGGCAAATGACAAGGCAATTATCATGGACGCAAAATCGCTGACTGGTTTGACGTTCGCTGAGCATTCCCGCGCCGTGCTGACTGCGGTTGAGGGACTCGAAACGCGGATCAAGGAAATCTCCGAACTCCGCAAATCGCAAGGCAGAAAGGGTTCTCCAACGCACGGCACAATGTGCGCGGAGATGGCCGACGACCTCGAGAAAGCCTGTGGCCGCCTTCGCAAAATGGCGGAGGAGCTGGGCAACAAGCCCAAGGGCGACGATGAGGACGACGAGCCAGGCAAGCCTGAAATGGAGTATGGCCAGGATGCCAAAACCCTTTATGTTGAATTTCTCAAACTGCAGATAGCATAGGAGCATTATGACGAAACTTCAGGAAAAGCTGATTGAGCTGGATGGCCTGAAGACGGCGCAGAAAGCCGCCTTCGACGCTCATCCGGATGTGACCGCGATCCCCGCTGACAAGCTGACGGAGATCAAGAGCCGAAATGAGCAGATCGCCACGCTGCAGACCGAGGTCAAGCAGCTCGAGGAGATCGAGGCAATGAAATCAAGCGTAATCACGTATAGCCACAGTGGAACGCCAAGCACGAAGGCGGACAACACGATCCCCGCGCCTACCATCGAGTTCTCGCGGGTGAGCAAGGTTAAAAACTTCAAGGGCACCGTGGCTGGCAAGTCGGCCGATGAGCGTGCTTACCGCTTCGGCAAGTGGTTCAAGGGTGCGGTTGTCGGAGATCCGGCCAGCAAAGCGTGGTGCGATCAGAACGGCATCCAGACCAAGGCTCTGAGCGAGGGTACCAACTACCTCGGCGGATACCTTGTCCCACCGGAGTTCTCGACGGACATCATCGATCTGCGTGAGACTTACGGCGTGGCCCGTCAGGTGGCGCGAGTCGTCCCGATGTCCTCCGATACGCTCACGATTCCACGCCGCGTGGGTGGCCTGACGGCTTACTTCGTCGGTGAGGCTGCCACGATCACCAACAGCGACAAAACTTGGGATCAGATCAACCTGGTCGCCAAGAAGCTTGCTGCCCTGACCCTCTGGTCAAGCGAGCTGAACGAGGACGCGATGATCTCCATCGGTGACGACCTTGCCGGTGAGATTGCCTACGCGTTCAGCCAGAAAGAGGATGAGTGCTATTTCAACGGTGATGGAACCTCGACCTATGGCGGCATCACTGGCGTGCGGTCGAAGCTGCGTGCTGTGGACTCGACTATCGCCAACATCAAGGGGCTTCAGGTCGCCACCGGTAACGCCTACTCGGAGATTGTCCTGGGCGACTTCCACGGCGTCCTCGGCAAGCTCCCGCTCTACGCTCGCAATGGTGCCGTGTGGATCATGAGCGCGACCTTCTTTGACACGGTTGCCCACAAGCTGCAGACGGCCGCGGGCGGCAACACGGTGGTCGACATCGCCAATGGTGGTGTGCCGCGGTTCCTTGGCTACCCTGTCGTCCTCAGCCAGGTGATGCCGACCACGGAGGCCAACAGCCAGATCTGTGCGCTGCTCGGCAACTTCCGTCTTGGCTCGACCTTTGGCGATCGTCGACTGCTCTCGCTGGCTCTGTCCTCGGAGTACAAGTTCGCGGAGGACCAGCTGGCCATCCGTGGCACGGAGCGATTTGACATCAACGTTCACGACGTCGGCAACACGACTGCTGCCGGGCCGATCGTCGGACTCATCACGGCTGCGGCCTAAGGGAGGTGATCCATTGAATAATCAAAAGAAACTCAAATCAACGGTTATGCTGGTGCCTGCTACCGTTACCTCGGGAGCTACCGCAACGGCGAATCTGGACTGCATTGGAGAAGGCAGCGTTGAGGTGATTGTCAGTCTGGGCGCACTTGCGGGAGCGGGTGTGGCTCCGGCTAGCATCAAGATGCTTGAGTCTGATGACACCGTTGTCACGAACTTCGCAGAGATCACCGCGCTGTCAACGGGTGCCGCTGCTGTCGGAGCGTCGGAATCGGTACGCTTCTTCGTGGATCGTAGCAATGGCAACCGCAAGCGGTATCTGCGACTTGCGGTTACCCCGGGCACGGCTTCAACGAATAGCAATCTACCAGTGAGCGCGATTGCGTTTTTTGACCGATCAGACAATGATCCGGCGTCAACGTCTGGCTACGGCTCAAACGTGGTCAAGGAGGTCTAGTCAATGAAGTTGAACCTGGGTGGAGGCTTGCAAAAGATTCCGGGTTTTACGACTCTCGACCGTCAGACTGGGCAGGAGGTTTTCCCGCTTCCTGCCTATGCTGATGGCTCTGTTGATGAAGTTCGCGCTTCTCACATCCTCGAGCATTTTGGCCATCGCGAGGCGGTCGACGTGCTCAAAGAATGGGTGCGCGTCCTCAAACCTGGCGGACGTCTGCGGATTGCCGTTCCGGATCTGCAGAAAATTGTAGCGCGAGTGAGTGACCCGTCAGCACCGGTGGAAGGCTGGCTGATGGGTGGCCAGACAGATGACAGCGATTACCACAAGAGCGTCTATACCGATGCCAAGCTGCGCGATATGCTGCGCTATGTTGGCCTAACAGACGTGACGACGTGGGACTCAGAGATTCAGGATTGCGCGGCCTTGCCGATCTCGCTGAATCTGCAAGGCGTGAAGCCATCGAATATGCAGCAGCTCGATGGGCGGATTGAGGTCAAAGCGCGAGTAGCAGCGGTGATGAGCGTTCCTCGCTTAGGGTGGAATGATCACTGGGGTTGCGCTTGGCAGGCTCTCAGATCACACGAGTTCAACATTCCCTTGTACAAGTTTGGCGGCGCGTTCTGGGAACAAGGCATTCAGCGATCGCTCAACGTGTTGATCGAGCAGAACATCGAATGGGCAATTGCTCTCGATTATGACACGCTGTTCACCGGTGACGACGTGCGCGAGCTGCTGACCTTGGCGGCGCAGTATCCCGATGCGGACGCTATCGTCCCGGTCCAGGTGCGGCGCAACAATGAGCAGTTCTTGTTCACAATGAAGGATGCCTTCGGGCAGTTGAAGAGATCGGCCACGCTTGACGAGTTTGAGCCGGATCTGACGCCTATTGAGACTGGTCATTTTGGAATGACGCTGATCAAGTTGCGTGCATTGCAGGACATCCCCAAGCCGTGGCTATGGTCGCAACCTGGGCCAAGTGGTGACTGGGATGATGACAAGATTGACGCCGACATCTACTTCTGGAAGAAGTGGAGAGAGCACAATAAGACGATCTACCAGGCCAATCACATCAAGTTGGGTCATCTTCAGGTCGTCTCAACCTGGCCGACAAATGACTGGCAGATCAAGCATCAGTACTTGAATGATTGGGCGGAGAACGGCAAGCCGAAGGAGTGTAAGATCGATGAAGATTAAGCTCTTAAAGCCGTGGGGCCTTGCCAATCCTGGCGACGTGATCAACCCACCGCCAGGCGTGGCCCAGCTCCTTATCGAGCGCGGCATTGCTGAGCTGTATGAAGGTGAGGAGCAGGGCTTTGCTGGCCGATGGAACAAGCGGGTGGCATACCCGCCGACCCCGGCAGTGACGAAAGGACGACATGGCCGCAAGTGATTATGTGACACTCGATCAGGTCAGAGCGTATGTGTACCAGTCGCAAGATGCCGACGAGGATTTGTTGATCCGCATCACGACCAGGGCGGCGCGGATCTTCGATGCGGCGTGTAGCCTGCCGGATGGGTACTTTGCCCAAGGGTCGAGCGGACAGACGGCCAGCATTCGCTATTACTGGGGCAATGGTACGGATTACCTCAAGATTGATCCGTACCTGCCAAGTCCCGCGCCTATCGTCACAATGCCGACAGGGTTTGCGGTGCTGAACTGGGTAGAGGTCAATCCGTACAAGAACAGCCAGCAAAATACGCCGGGTGAGTTCTTTTTGTCGCGGCGATACGGCGACGATTACAGCAGCTTTGCGGCCCTCAACGAGCGACGCGATTACTTCTTCGCGGAGTTCAGCAACCAGGTGGATTACGTGGGCTGGCCTGCTGGCATCAGAGTTGGCGTGACGGCCAAGTGGGGCTGGGATAAGACGCCGGAAGAGGTGCAAGAGGCCGTGCTCGAGACCATCGCCAATATCTGGCGCAGCAAGGACCAAGGCTTCGCGCGGGCCGTGGCTATCGATGGGATTGCCGTCATCAACCAGCCGCTACCACCGAGGGCGCAGATGATCGCGGATGGCTACAAGGCAGGAAGGGCGATGTTCGCATGAACTTCTCTGTAACCATTGATGGCGTGGAGCAGTCACGACGGGCATTCCAGTCGCTCAATGAGACTGTGCGTGACTTTCGCGAAGCGTGGCCAGAGATTCATATGTACTTTCTCCGGGCGACCCTCGAGGAGTTCGACGCGCAGGGGGCCAGAGGCGGAGCAGCGTGGCAGCCGCTATCAGAGCGATATGGCAAGTGGAAGGCGAAGCGGTATCCCGGCAAGCCAATCTTGGTCAGGACTGAGCGGCTCCGGCGGTCCTTCTCGCTTGCTGGCCAGAAAGGCGGCGATCAGATCTATGATGCTTTGCCAGAATCGCTCACCATTGGATCGGCGGTGCCTTATGCGAGGTTTCACCAGCGCGGGACAGCAAGAATGGCAGCACGGCCAATTCTGCAGCCTACGCAGCGCGACATAGACCGTATCGTCTCGAGGCTGTTTCGCTTTGCTGAGCGCGGGGCCAGAGATGCGGGCTTCCAGACGCAATCACGTGCACGTCTCACACCGGGGGCTGAGTAATGGCATACACGACTACGAGGTACAGCGCAGAGTTCGGACTTCGGATACTGGACAACATCCAAGCATTTCTCGAAGCGTCAACGGCCACCGCGATTGCGGAAATTGATGCAACACTGCGTGATTTTACGGACTTCCGGACGCCGACCCCGATCGTGCTAAACTTCCCCGCTCTGTTTGTTTCGACCAGCAATGAACAGCTGGAGCAGTCGGACGATGACTCGCATATCCGAGGCCGGATCGAGTTTTTCATCGACATCGCGGTGGATGGCGTCGACGCTTACACGCTTCAGCGGACCATCTTAAAATATACGCTTGCAGTTGACCGAGTGTTGCGCACGATGACCGTTGCCGACCTGCTGGGCGGTGTCACCACGTCGACGGTGACAGAGCCAGTGTGGGAAGTGACGGAGCATCAGTTCGGAATACTTCGGCAAAACGACACAATTTACCGTCTGGATTCTCGCATAATTCTGGCGGTGCAAATGTTGGAGAGATAACAATGACAGCACGTGAAAAAGCTATGACGATGACTCTTCCTCCGTTGCCGTGGACTCACGAGGCACTTGGTGAAGAGATGTATTGCACGATTGCGCGTGAGCTGGGTTACTTTGATCCGCGCAAAGAGAAGAAAGATTATCGACCCTCTCTTGATCCGACGCCGTTCAAGGATCTGATCAAGGCAACCTCAACGAAGAAGGAGAAATAACCATGGCCGGAACCGCAAAGAATTACGATGCAAATGAAATAATTCTCGGGCCTGCTGACGTGTGGCTTAATGTCGCGGTTCCGTCAGCGAGTGCGCGAATGACCCTTCACACTGACGGCACCCCGGA